CATTAACGCTTGTGACGCTGATGGTCCGATTGGATCTTTAAATTTAACTCTTAGGGTATCCCATGTAAATCTACCAGCAACATAAGTTGAGGTATTTAAAAATGGTATCTCCACCGAGTTTATCTTAGCACTCGGTCTTGCTGCCGACGTTACATACCATTCATTTATTCCCAATGATGATGGAAATCTAACGATAAATCGGTTAACTCTTTTCGGTTCGTAGGGAACCGGCATTTTCATTAATAAATCTGCCATGTCTTTATATTTGTTTTCTTTTAGTTATTCTTTATTATAAATATCTCTCTTAGTGAAATATTTTAAAATTTATTGTCAATTAAGTTGACTTTGTCAATTTTATTCCGTATTTTTTATTTACCCAGTAATACTGGTAGCAAACTTTAAAAGATTTATAAGTTAATTATATAATATATATAATTTTTATTTAAATATCAATTATTACTTGCTTTACACTGGCATTATACTGGGTGTCATCTCAATTTTTACTTTAGAGGGGGAAATACTTAATTGTACTTCCCCTTCTTTATTTATTATATATTCTCAAATGATGCTCCTGTTGGAGTTATTAAGAATTCAACATCTATAAATTCAAGTGCTCTTGTTGGTTTGATATAAATCTTACCTCTAAGTGTATTAGCGTCGATATCTTCTGGATCATTTGATACAACCACACGGAATTCATAGAGTCCTCTCTCTTTCTTGATTGATTCCAAAATAGGATTAACCAATCTTAAAAATTCATTTCTTACTTGTTCGTCATTTTGTTCAAATAACAATCTAACTGCAACTGCAGAAATTAATTTTCTCGCTCTTAACAATAATCTTCTTACGTTGATTCTATCAAGTGCCGATTCTCTAACCTGTAGAGTTTTGTTACCCCAAATAATAGTACCTGTGTCTGAGAATGTTGCAATTGGATTAATTCTTGCCTTATATAAGTCATCTCTATTCTCTAAAGTAAGTTTTTTCTTCGCTTTAATCGCGTTTACTAAACCTCTTGAGTAACCCGCTACCGCAAACCATGGGTAAGATACATTATCTGTTAGTGCAATATTCTTTAGAACCTCACCTGTTGGTGGTAAGTATATCTGTGTTGCATTATCAGTGTCACGTACTTGAATCCAAGGCCAGTAAGTGGCTGAATAGTTAGTGTCCATTTCCACAGTATCCAATTGATCAATTATTTCATCAACAGTGTCTGTGTTAGGTGGGTTCATAATATAAAGTGAATCCGCTCTATCACCTTCTATCATCTCTATTGTGTTGTTAACCAATGAACTATGGTTCATAAAGTCAATACCTGGTGTTGCAAATATGTTAATATCAACCGACTCAGGATTAGAGAATGTTTCAATTGCTTGTAAGTAAGCGTAGTAATCGGAGTTTCCAACATCGGTACTAAATACACCATTATTGTTTGTGTCACCACTTACATATGTGTTTTTACCATAAATGTAACCATCACTATTAGTTCTCGTACCTCTGTAGATATCCCAACCATCAAATCCACCACCCATTGCTAATGTGAATTTTCTATATTGTTTAGTTTCCAATAAACCTTTATTAGTACCTTCTAAATCATATGATGTAGTTTTGTACGTAGTATCTCCCGTAATGGTCGATGCGTTTGTTGATAAGTGAAAACCGTAAGTTACATTAGAGGTTGTCTTACCTTTATATTCTAAGATATCACTATCGAAACCAATCTGTGACGATATACCAAGAGAAACTTTTCTTATTTTATCTCCGTTCGAGATTTTACTCTCACCGTTAGCAGTATAACCTGTTACGGTACCCGCTACATTGTAATCTGTTTTATAAAGTATACTACCTTGAATTGTATTACCTTGAGAATGAGAAGTATATCCCTTGAATCCCGCTGGTACTGCATCTACAGGTGGGTTTACCGATAAGTTTAACATTACATACTTAGATCTTAATTCATATTCACCATCGGAAGTTCCAATTTTTCTCGCTACATAACCCGGTAATTCAGGATTCATAGTACATCTTGTGAATTTCTCAAGTACATTTAAATTATCGTCTTTATCGTTGAAGTCTCTAATTACAATATCAAAGTCCCCCGTTTCAAGGTCAATGTTTTGGAATGTAATTTTAACTTGTGTGTTAGCCGCGTTACCATCAGAAATACTAATGAAGTTAAATAAATCATTAACTGTTCCACCTCGTACTTCAGATACAACAACTGGTGATGCCGGTGTTTCCCACTGACCCACAAAACTATTACCTTCTGCTGTGTATGTTAATTGTGATATCTTTAAACCTCTTACTAACCCTTTTTCATTTAGAGTTTTTAATGTTTTAGAATAAACCTCATGTACATAAACAGGAATGTCTTTTTTATCTTTTCCAAATACCGTAGTACCTAAAACTTTAGTCACATATTTCTTAGATGATTGATCTAAACTCAATGTAAATGTTTTTGCACCACTCGTTAAACCTGTCACATCTAACGTGAACTCACCTAATGGGTTACTTGAAATTTCTGAACCTGACGCCAATATGTTTGCAGATGCAGTAACTTCTAAATTAAGTGTCTGTCCAGCATATGAACCTCTTGATCTTAAACATGCCACTACTTGACCACCATATTCGTTTTCAACCGCAGCATATTCATACTGTGTAATTTTCCACCCATCACTTACTGTGTCATAGACAAAAAGATATCCATAAACACCATCGATAACACCTAAACTTTCTTTAAAGAATACGTTATACCAATTAGTGGTTGAGTTACTTCCAATAGGACCCGTAACTTGATCCGCAGTTAATAATCCTGCAGTCTCCGAAGAATCAACATGTCCAATAGTGAACCACTTAGTGGAACCAGTAGAAACCGTAATATTTTCAATAAACTCCTGTACTGTTGAACCGTCAGTTGCTGTCTTACCAGTAAGATCTCCAATAAATGAAGATGTTGAAATGTTGTTAGTTGCTCCTGTAAGTGTTTCAGATGTACTATTAGTTAAGTCATCGGTGTCTACCGTTATACCACCTAATGTTTTTATCGATACAGATTGACCTGGTTTGTACCCTGTTAATCCTAATACTCTCGTTACGAAAAGTTGATTTGATTCTTGTAGATACGATTTTGCAACATACCCTAACTCATATTTTGGATTTCCATCCGAATATTTAGTCGGAGAAGTTGGTCCGAAATATGTTTTGAATTCGTCAAAATTTCTTATTAGTATTGGTTCGAACGCTGGACCTTGTATGGTCTCTCCCGCCAATCCCAATGTAGTTACCCCCACACTTTGAGCTACGAACGTTAAATCTTTCTCTGATGTATAAACACCTGGAGAAACGAATACTCTGTTTGAATTTGCCATTGATTACTTTAGTTAAATATTTTTATTGTTTATTATAAATATCCTGAATTTTAGTAAAGAGACCGACAGTTTTCTATTTGGGTATATTTAAGGATCCTTTTTTATCTATATTTATCTTTATGGGGAATAAAAACAGTAAAAACCTTAAAATAGGTGAAGAACATCATAATAAGTTAAAAAAATATTGTGATGTCAACGGATTTAAAATGTACAGAGTTGTTGAAAAGTGGATAGATCAACATTGTAAGGTTAAAAAAGACGACCTTTACGGGGAGTAATTAGTGGAGATAAGTTACACCTACAATAGTACCAACACGTGGTGTACCTAATAAGGTTAGAGTAGTTCTACCTGAAATTTCAAATGCTTCACCTTCTAATTGTGTCAAACCATTTAGGTCAAAACTAACCACACTATCAATCGTATTTGTTGTTGTGAACGTCAAAGACTCTCCCGTATATTCAAAATCTTCCGTAGAGACTTGTCTTGGGTTACCTGAACTATCAATAAAAACATTTGATTTACCTTTATAATATTTTATTGTAATTATAGATCCCTCACCTGGTGGAGAATCAAAAGATATTTTTGAGGTATATCCAACGTGGAAAAAATCATCATCTCTTGTCTGAACAATACCGTTAATCTCAACAGTAAAAAGAATACCAATTGTTTCACCCACACTAAACACAGTATTGGTCCCGTCCGCAGTAAACTTAGCGATCGTGATCTCAATATTTTTAGTCATAAATTTCTTTTCGTAGTTATTTGATTTTATGAATTCATTCATAAGGAAAAGTCGACTAACTGCGGGTTTAATTTCAAACTCTTCATCATCGATTAAGAAACCGAGTAATGTGAATTTATAATTTTGTAAATAAAACCTACGTGATTCAATATCAACAGGTGTGTTGTCTTCAACAGTGTCTAATACAATTGGAACGTAGTGTCCTTTAACTGTAGTATATGATTGTCGAGAAGAAAACTTTTGTAAAACAATTTGATTAAATTTATTTAGATCTCTAAAACGAGTACATAATATTGTTACTTCATATGATATATCAACCGCAACGGGTTGTGGTATTCTATATATGTCAGCACCCATCTGAGTACCATTCCATGTTGGTACAGATGCGTAATGAAATTGTTGTCTATCGGGTATTGTTCTTTGTAAACTTGGGTTAGTACCTGGTTGTACATCGGGTTTTCTTATTACACTAATAAATGGTATTTTTATATTACCATCTAAATCCGAAATGTCCCACGTATTTGTGAATTCACCCCATCTTTGTAATGTGAGTATTTTTGGAATAATAGGTATTTCATCACCGTCAGAAACAACTTTAAAATTATTCTTAACAAAATCCAACATACCCAAATCTAAATCATCGTGTAAAACAGAATCTGGTAAATACGAATCCCCTTGGGTTATCTTATCTAAAAGTTCCTGTCTTCTGTCAACCAATTCATTTCCTTGGTAAACACTAATATCGTTTTTCTTTTTTGGGGTTGCCATTATACTCCTCTAAATTCTACTTCTTGTGCCGGAACACATGTTATGGTTCTATAGTATGGTTTAAAACCAAACATATTATGTTTACTGTCGGACGTTACCTTCCCATCGTTAGTTACCGTATAATACCTTACTTTTTCTTCTGTTTCGGGATAACCAATAAAATCACCGTACTTTAAATCAATACCTAAATCATTTAAATGTTTTAAATAAACCGACAATGTTAAATTACCAGGTTCATTGTATCGAACCATACCAGTTTTATATGTACTGTTCTTTGGTTGTTCTACTTTAACTAACGCATTAAACTCTACAGGTGGGTAAAATTTTATTTGATCTTTACCAACTTCAGCATATACCGCATCGGTATCGGTACTATCATGATCAACACGATAGAGAACCAACTTCATATTGAGGTCACCATGAAGGTATTCCTCACCCATTTGTATGTTCAGGTCAAAATCTTCAGTTGAGAAGAATTTACTCAGTCTTGTAATTGGAACCTTTTTACTCATACACATAAATAGTTTAAAATGTCATTTGATTTCGTTATATTTAATATATTATATGGAAAGACAGATACCTGAAATAGAAGCGAGGGAAATTGTGACGGGATACACAGGTTATAATAACCAAATACTATCGTGGAAGAAAAAGTTTGAAACAAGTAAAAATCATACACTTACTCGACCACAATCCGATTACGTACTCAAACATTGGGAAACAGTACCTAAAATTGCACGCAAATATGTTGAGATTTCTGAACACTTTGGGAAAAAAGTAATGGAAGATAGATTACTACCTGAACCAGTACGTCACATTTGGGTAGAAAAACTCTTATGTGAGAGTGATAAAGCATTTAATATATGGGGTAACATCAATGTAGATTTACCACACATGTCTATGTGGATACCAAAGGCTGCCATTATACAGGAAGAAAAGACATTGGACAGAGAAGTTGATTACTCACCATATGATCACCGACCACCAATGGAACACCAAAAAACCGCAATTGAAAAACTACTTGCAAATAGTCATTTTATTTTAGCGGATGATATGGGTCTTGGTAAAACAACAAGTACTGTTATTGCCGCAATGGAAAGTGATGTGAAAAAAGTGTTAATAGTTTGTCCCGCATCACTAAAAATTAATTGGAAAAGAGAAATCGAATTCTATACAAAGGATAATGTTTTAATTGTTGAGGGTAGAAAATGGGGAACACAGTATAAGTACTATATTATAAATTACGATATTCTAAAAAATTTCCACACTACTGAAAATAACGTAGAAAGTGAGGGTTATCAAACAATAGTGAATGAAGGTTTTGATTTGGCAATTGTTGATGAGGCACATTACATTTCAAACTCAACAGCACAAAGAACTAAATTATTAAACGATATTTTAACTAAAATCCCTAAAGTTTGGTTACTTACGGGAACACCAATGACATCAAGACCTATTAATTTCTATAATCTTCTTAAGATTGTTAAATCACCTTTAACAATAAATTGGAAAACGTACGTAATAAGGTACTGTAAAGGATATCAATTTAGAGTAGGTGGTAGAAAAATATGGAATACAAGTGGTGCAAGTAATCTTAATGAACTTAGAGACCAAACGAAAGCGGTGGTTCTACGAAGATTAAAGACGGACGTTCTTGATTTACCTGAAAAAATTATCTCACCAATATGGTTAGAGATGAAGAGTTCATTCTACGATGACGAATTAACGGAGTTTTTAAAGATCACAGAGGAACAAAAAACAAAAGAGAGTATAACGGTAACCCTTAATCGTTTAATGAGGTTACGTCAGTTAATTGCAATTGATAAGGTGGAACATACCTGTGAGTTAATTGATAATGTATTGGAACAGGACCGTAAAGTGATTGTTTTCACTAATTTTACAGTTTCATTAGACATGTTAAGGGAGAAGTACAAAAAGAAATGTGTTGTCCTTGATGGTAGAATGTCAAAGGATGGTAGACAACAAGCGGTTGATAGATTTCAGAATGACCCTAAGGTAAAGATTTTCATTGGAAACATTAAAGCGGCGGGTGTGGGTATTACACTTACGGCCGCTGATGTTGTCATTATGAATGATTTGTCGTTTGTACCCGCAGATCACTCACAAGCGGAAGATAGGGCATATCGTTACGGTCAAAAAAATAGTGTATTGGTTTATTATCCTGTTTTTGAAAATACTATTGAAATGACAGTCTACAATATTCTACAAAAGAAGAAAAGTGTAATTGATCAAGTTATGGGTGATGGTGAATATTCCGAAACTTTTGCTTCGGAATTAATCAAGTCTATTAGTAAAAAATAGTAAGGAAGAGTCAAAAATGAAATATACATTATCACTATGTATTCTCTCAACTAAATCCATATCAATTTTAAAAACAATTATATCACCTCTATGGGTAAATGAAATATAATCAATATCCTTATATTGACTTATTGATGTGGTAACTTTTACTTTGTAATTACCATCTGAAGTAATTGACCATCCACCACATGATTTAACTTGATTCGTTTCGTTTCGATCTGTAAATTTTATTACACCATCGATACCTTTGAAATCTTGTGTACTTCCACCTGTTAATATGTCGTCATCTTCATATCCAATTGAATCCGTCCATATTAGTTTATGATTAGATTCTATTAATTTTTGAGACTTATTTCCTGCACCAACATTCTTCGTTTTAATATCATCTAAAGAGTCCTTTATTTTTCCATCTTCAAAAATCTCGAATCTATGATTATATAAATGTTCAGCAAATTCATTTATTGTATCAATTACAGTGTCCTCAATAAAACCTCCGTCAGAATCTCTTTCATATGGTAACTCGTAACCGTACAATTCTTTTAGTTTCTTCTCTAAATATTTATGTTGTGTGTAACTTGTGTTTGTGTAGTTTATTCCACTTCTATGATCGTATTTGTCATTTTCGGGGTTATAATCATAAACACCCACTTCAGATGTACTCCCATCTGATTCAATAATTTGACCATATCGTGGTAATCCCCGATCTTCCCAAATAATTCTAACAATACCCATTATCTTCCAACTTAGTTTCTTTCTTAATGGACTTACACTGTTAATGTATCTCCATATATCTAACTTAGATTTGTGTTTATTTCTGATTTTTTGTAATTGTTCTTCTGATACCATAATTAAATGTGTGATTATTCCAAATATAAACTATTTATATTAATAAATCAAGTAAGATATGCCAAGCACAATTATAACACCAACAAACAAAGAGAAGTTATACTCACAGGTTTTTCATCTTTTAGGTATGCCAATTCGTTCTATCGAGTTGACGGAAGAACAGATGGATACATTCCTTGAGTTAGCACTTGACGAATATGAACAATATGTAAGTGATTGGTTAATCGAATCACAGTGGTCATCATTAGCTGGGTTAAATGTTGATACACAATCCTTAACAAGAGCGTTCACTACGAGATCGGTTGACTATGAAACACAATATTCACACGCATATTCTAAAATTGTAGGTCTTCAAACAGGTGGTGAGTCGGAGTTGAAGTTAGATAAAATAGAATTGGTTGCTAACCAACAAATGTATGAAATTGCTGCGGGAAGAGAAATAAACGAACTTCTTTGGTTTACAAGAGCAGAATTAACTGATTCAATTGTGGATCCATTTTTAGGTGGATTTGGTGGTCTTGGTGGTGTTGGTTCTGGTGGTGTTGGTGGATTTGCACAAATGGGAACCTCAGGTTCTTACTTTATGATGCCAGCTTATGATTTATTGGCAAGAATGCAAGATAGGGGTTTAAAAAACCGTTTAATTGGTGGTGAACTTACGTATCGTGTTACTGCGGGTCCTGAAGGAAAAAAACACGTCCATCTTTATAATACACCAGGTGGTAGGTTTGATTTTGGTTCTGTACAGAAACATAACTATTATGTGTGGTATTGGTATTATGATACCCACGATCGTGATGACTGTTTAGCAAAAAACAAAGATGTTATAAAGTTACCTTCTGATATTGAAACAGAAGAACTTACATGGGAGACGCTTAACAGACCAGCACAGAATTGGGTGCGTAAGTATCTAATTGCATATTCTAAAGAAGGGTTAGGAAGAGTATATTCTAAATTTTCAGGAGACTTAAGAGTTCCCGATAGTGAAGTTAAATTAGATTATAATTCACTTCTAACTGAAGGTAAGGATGAGAAAACAAAACTTGTTGAAGAACTAACACAACGATTGGAAAGATTACGTCCTGACAAAATGTTAGAGAGAAAAGGTAACGAAGCAGAAAACTTAAATAAGTCACTTAAGTATAGACCATTCCAATCTCCATTCCTTGGAATCTAAAAAATAAGGGGGTATTATTTCAACCCCCGTAAATTTATTCCTCTATTTCAAAATCTAATAGACTTCTATTGTGTTTAACCCAATGTTGGTCAACATGTTTAAGACTATCGTCTAAGTATAGAAAGAACGGATCCCTCTTTATCTTATTCCAAAAAATTACTTCAGTTTCAGATAATGTCATTACATCGTCGAAGTTGTCTTGACCACCCTCTTTCATAGGGTTACCCGAATCTAACTTACACTGTGTGGGTGTAAAGTATTGTCTTTTCTCAGGATTATCTACCATTATATCGTCACGTATGTCAGGACTAAATACAACCATAAGTGGTTCTATTCTTTTGTTAAATGTATTCACGTATCGAGCAATGTTATATTCACCTTTCATTTCAGGATTCTCAGACATTTCTTTTTCAGTAATCATGTAACAATTAATTTTCACTTCATCGGTCTTTGGTTTCTTTGAAACATCACCGTGAGATTTGGCGGTACCATTATTAACATAGAATATTGTTTCACCAAGACCCGCATTATAACCATTGGCCATGATTAACTCCATGTGTGCTTTTCGAGACATTAAAGACCCACTTTTGGTTCTTTTCTGTATGTGTTTTTTATAATCATCTATTGATTGTTTAACTCTCGATTTATTAGCAATCTTAGCTAATGGTATTTCTTGGTTGTATATGACTTCAATGTAACTGTAGTAATACTCAATGAATTCATGTCCTTTACCATCAAGTAATAATCTTAAACCTTTATCAAGAAAATCAACAATATAACCTGAAAGATTTTTTGATTTAATTGTGTTACCTGTTAATTTAACACCACCATTTGGTTTCTTTAAAACATAGTTCTTCCTTGCGAGATTAATGGTTGCGGGACAAACATAATCAATATCAAGACCCATCTCACCTCTCATAAAGATATCGTTAAATTCCGCAGTATCTGCTTCAAGACCCTCATATTCTTTATCCTTGACAACAAGATCATTTAACCCCTTACCTATGTACTTACGACTTTCCATGTCTTCAGGTGCAGAAAAGTTAACACCATCCGTATCCATTACAAGTGGTTTATAACCAATACCTTGGAAATACATAATCATCATTCTAAGACTTTGTCTTCCGACACATGTGATAGTTTCACCCATATCCATATCACCCCATGGGAATACGTGAGGTGCTGACAATGAACCAAAGTATGCATTAATGAAAATCTTAATTGGTAATTGTTTTCTGTTGTATTTTTCTGATAGTTCAGGATTTGTCTTATAATGTTCTGCGGCTAATAATTTGTAATTTATACGAACATCTCGGAAGTACTTTAACATCGACTTCTGAACACCCATTACATCACAATCGGGAAACACATCATACACTAACTGTATTGATGGATATAGTGAAGAGTAATCAAACTTAACTACGTTAGTTTCATAACCAACGTTTAGTAATCTTGACAAACCACCCGTTATTGGTCTACGTTCATCCTTTTTAGGTACCGCCAAATCATGTTTATATGACCAAGCTAACATTATTAACTTCCATAGTGTTGCGGTTCCCATAGTGGAAACTCTTTCATAAGTTGCGGGTACAACCTTAGATAGTAAAAATGTTGATTGACTAAATGAATCGTCAACAACCATAGTCTCATATAAATCATCTTCAAGGTACTGTTCTACTATTTTTCTACCTGTCCAAACCTCATAAACATTTGGAAATCTTTCTAATAGGTTTTCAGTACCAGGTGACCCAATCTTTTTATACTTACCCGTTTCAGGATTCATATAAAAACTTTCATTATCAATATATATGTTTGATATCTGTGATCCCTCAACATATACACGATTCTTCTTTTCGGCCCCAAGATATTTTGTGATATACTTTAACCCCCACGATTTAATGTCCGAGTTAATTGCTTGAGATCGACGAACAGAATGTGCAATATCAAGAATGTTCATTCCCCAAATAATGTGTTGTGTGTAGTATTCAACCTCATTGGCTAATTTTAACATTCCTTCACGTTCTTTAATTCCCTGAGCATGAAATATCTGAGTATGTTCTTTAGGGTTAATACCTAATATCTCACACCTCTTTAAAATAAAAGGAAAATCAAAGAATGATGAGTTATATCCGGCAATGGTTGTTGGTTTTAATTCCCTCAAGTGTTTAAAGAACTCTATAATACACCTTGCCTCACCATCTTCACCGAAAGCATCAATAATCTGAACAAAATCTCGATTATCCTTCATTCCAATAAGAATTATCTTATCCACCTCAGGATCAAGACCCGTTGTTTCAATATCAAACACTAAACGATGAACGTCGTCATAATCTTCTAATCCCTTAAAGAGTCTTTTTTCTTTTTGAATGAGAAATTGTTCTTTTGGGTTTAACAGAATAAAATGGTTTCTTACATCCTCATCCCACGGATTAATACCACCTTGTCTGAAAAAATCCAATAACGGACCATAACCTTTGGTACTTTTCACGATGTAATTATAACCCTCCATAAGTCGTTGATGACCTTTATCCTCTAATTTTTCGATCTTAATACCATATTCAATCATCTTTTTACGTTGTCGTGCTTTGTCTCTTCCGTAAAAATTTAAACTACTAATGTCATTAACCCAAAGAAATGGGGTTAGAGTATCCTTACGAATAATCTTACCTTTTTCAGGATCTTGAATAATTTTGTAAATTGTGTTTGTTTTGTACTCGTACTCTATACCTACGATATACTTTTCGGGATCGGAACCATTGAGAAATTCCTCGATTACCTCCTGTGAGATTATCTCTTTATTCATTGTTATATATGTTTTTAATTAGTTGACACATTATCTTACACCATCATTGGATGATGTAGTTAGTCTTACCACAAATATAACAATAAAATACGTAATAATCAATTCCGAAGAACGAATTATATAATATTAATAAATAATTTTTCTTTGATAGGGACAATTAGTTTTTCGGTAGGTGCAAGATTTGTATCAAGAAATTGTATTGTTACAATTCCTTCGTACTTACCTTCTTCCGATGTTTGATCCTCAGTGAATCTATATGTAATGTAGTATTCGTCGGTGGTTTGGTCATACTTTTTGGTACGTGTTGTAAGGTTACATATCCCACCCAAAATAACAGGAACTTCAGTCTCTACCTCAAACATATCAAATGTAATGTCCGAGTTCTCTAAAAGATCGTTAAATGAAGACTTATCGTTTCGTCCATCATCAACTAACCTCATCTTTAGTATTGGATCTGTTGATCCTTTTCTTATAAAAAATTCCATATTAATAAATATCTATTCTATTTTTTTTATTGGTATTTAAATTACGTCGTTTTGGTAACCTGAGACACCCGTATCATTATCACCAAACATAGATCTTAACACTGATTTGTCTGGTACTGACAGTACAGGTTTAATGTATGTATTGTAGAGTGATTCCCCCAATGGGTTATTTGTGTATACACCTGATGGTGTTTTTGAGTTGTCATTCCATTCAGGGTGAAGACTCCCATTTTCCCAAAATTCAGAATAATCCCACATTGCAAATGTAAGAAGATACATATATTCTTTTAAGATAACTTGATGTTTTGTAATGTCGGAAAGTGTTCCACCATAACCACTAATATTAAAAACCCCATTATTTACTGCCTCACTCATGGCGAGGTATAATTCGGTTCCTGTGACATCATCACCTTCAAACCCAACATTTAATGCCACTTCCGACCCAGCAACACCACCCTTTACACCAAACATATGTATTGTATGTAAAACATGTTCCAAAACTTCAACAATGTCGTTATCACCAATAATATTAATTGGACCATTACTATTGTTTTTGTACCACACCATATCATTATTTGCTGTTGTGTCAAACAAGTTTTCAAGCCCTGTATATAGTGTTGGATCAGTTAAGAAATTTGAGTCGTAGTAATTTCCACCACCCCGAGCAATTCTTTGTATTGTCTTCATACCCGAGTGCCAACCTGATTCACCCGACAATGTCTTTATCATATTAAGTTGTGATGGTTTATCAATGTTAGGTCCTTTAGGGTCAATAATTAATTTAACTGTCTGTGCTATTTTTTTTAAAAATTCAGTAGGTACACTAAGACTACTCCCAACTACACCAGCGGCATATAATTTAATTCCATAGACGTATATTGTTCTATCAAAAAGGGTAGTTTCTGTGTTATCTTTTACTGAACCACTTTCATAACGTGAATGGTCGGAAGTGGTTAAACCCATCTGCCAAAAATCTTTACCATTTACAGTTATCTTTTTTTGGTTCGTGTGGTTTTGTAGAATGTGTTTTTCTGATTTCGGTATATCTGACACGTTATAGTTACTTAGGTTATTTCCCATATAGGCGCTTATGTTTAGTTGTTCAGCAACCTCGTCAATTCTACAAGCAAGACCGTATATACTTTTTCCTGTCCCATCAAACGCGCCCGCAAACGATAAACCAATGATTACTTTTTCACCTGAAAGATCAGCAATTAATGCGGATCCTGAGTCTCCACCCGAAATTGGGTCGTAACACACGTCACCATTTGGTGTTGTTGTACCACTCGCAATGTATTTTATTAAGTTATCAAATTGAGCAACATGATTAACACCTTGTTTATTATATTCAATCTGAGATGAGACGGGAAATCCACCAACAAGAAGTTTAGTATTTCCTTCACCTTTAGCACCTGTTGTTCTACCCGAACTAAGTAATTGTGGGTTAGTTGTAAGTATATTATCAATCTCTTCTGTGGTTGCAAAACGAGGATGATCCGTAACTGTTGTTAAACCTTCAAATGGTTCACCATAGGTATTGTAGTTCACAAGATCCTTCGAGTCAAGTGCAATTAACGCACCATCAACAGTGTTTCCTGTAAAATCTATAGGTACGTATTTTTTTAAAACACCAACACGGTTACTTGAGTTCGCACCTGATTCAGATGGTTGAACACATAACGAACCATTTTCTCTAAATGCATTGGTTTTTAAATCTGTGGTTGTTCTTGAGGTTGCTATCCATGCATCATCAACCAAAACATGGTTATTTGATACACCAACAAGAGTATTTGACTCGTTATCAATTGCAACAAAACCTAAGGTACCTACATATCCAGGTAATAAATCCACATTCCCAATTGAAACACCACCCTTTAGTGGTCTGAAATTATTACGATTAGTTGGTGCGTTTGTTCTCCATTCATAAAACTCTGCATTACAGTCGGACGCGGCAACAAGTCTAACGGTAGATTGAACAACGTCCGTAGGAAGGGATTCACCACCATAGGTTATTTCTGATGGTATCCTATCTTCTTCAAGTATTTCATCTAACGGTTTTTTCTCTTTAACTGTATAAACTAAACCCAATTCGTTAGTTATCTTACCACCTACTTCGGTATAACCATAACCCAC